TTTCCATATACTGTCAATACTTTTTTATAAATATTATAAACTTTTTGAGAAAAAAAGAAGCGGTCTGCAACCGCCTCATTCTGCAAGCTTATACTCAGCATAGTATACCTTCTCGCCATACCTATTTTTCATGCATACCCTCTTGGATTCAATCGCCACGCCGTTGTCCCGCAGGTCTTTGATTCTTGCCGACAACCTTGTGATACCTAAGTCACGGAACGCATCCAATGATGTAATCTTTCCAAAATCGTTCATGTACTGCAATACTCTTTCACTCTGTGTCATTTCATTCAACCTCCTCAATGTCAAGAATGACTCTTGCCTTTTCACCATACTCAAAAGAATCAGTAAAACCGACAACGCACTTGCGGTTGTCATCCTTCAGATACCCGCCACGAACCATTGCATCAAGTATGAACTTTTTCGCAAAACAAACGTTGTCAAGGTCTCTCCGCTTGTTCTCCTCAATCCATACAAAATTGATGCGGACAGGCTTTTCAAACCTTTTGACCCCTGCGAAGTACGGCAATATCTTTGCCTCAAGCTTCCGCTTATACTCAGCCGCCTTGTATCTGTTTGTTCTGCATACATTGATGTACTCGTTCAGACTGGGTAACTTCAGCCCTATAACAATTCTCATAGCCACGACTTCCCAAACGTTGCGATGAACTCTTCCCGTGTTCCATAGTTACGTTCCCACGCTTGCTGAGCCATACGCTTCAGCTTCAAGTCCAACTCCCGATTGAAGTGAACTCCTTCATCGCTCATGTTGTGATGTCTTGCGCAAAGATAACACCAACAACCGAACTGTTCGCTACGTTTCCTGTTTGCTGTTCCTGAAAAAATATGATGCCTGTGTATATCCAACGTTGAACCGCATACAAAACATTTCATGTCTGTAGGAAACAAGCACTGCCCAGTTCTCATTCTTTCTTACCTTCTTTCAACACAGCTTTTTTGTTGCCGATTCCTGCCCTGTTAGGGTTCTTCCCAAATCTGAACGGATGCAACGGGCATCTCTCATCATTGCATGCTGATGTGTATATGCTCTGCAAACAATCCTCACACCGTTCTTTGATTGCCTTCACTGTCCCTGCCCCTTCTCCATCGCCCATCCTTCTGCTGTACAGCGGACAATCTCTCGCAGGGCATTCAGCAACCTCGTTCCTCTGTCCATTGCAACACGCAACGCAGTATGCTCGTATTGCTTTCCTCGGTGTCACTTGGCTTGCCCCCATTCACGTTCAATCTGAGCCTCAATCAATCGTATCTGTAGCTTCAACGTTTGAATTGCCTCTTGATTTGCTTTCCACACAGCCTCAGCTATATCTCGGTCAAGTCTCAGCCTCGCAACGCTCGGTATGCCGTAGCATGTCTTGTCAATCAATCCAATCGGCATCCCTTCATCTCTCAGCTTCAAACACTCTGTGCGGAGCAGAACCTTATAGTCATGCTCCGCCTGTGCGTACTCAGTACCGCTCTTGCGCAGTTGCTTAACAGATGCATCTAACTTGTTCCGCTTGTCCGACAATTCGCTGTACAAATCGTCATTCATCAGAATGGTAACTCCTCATCATCCACATCATCCACAGGAACAAAGACCTGCTCCTGTTTTTCAACAGGTTTCTTTTCCTCGCCTCCTGCAAAGTCGATGATGTCCATGCGGTCAACGTTTACATCCGTTGTGAAGACCTTGTTTCCGTTCCTGTCTTCATACGAACCAGTCCGAATGCTTCCACTGACTGCAATCCTGTTTCCCTTCCTGCACCACTTACCAAGAGCCTCCGCCGTGTTGCCCCACGCTTGGCAACTTATAAAATCGGTTTCCTGCTTCTTTCTGTCACGGTCTACCGCCAACGTGAACTTGCACGTGGGGGTGTTGCTGTTCTGAGTATAGCGCACCTCGATGTCTCTTGTCAATCGTCCGACCAACGTTACGTTATTCATTCTTCTCTGCTCCTTTCATGATACGTTTATTCAGCTTGATGCAGATGTCCATTGCCTGTTCATCCGTCAATTCTTCAAGCTTGTGTACGTTCTTCTGCATCATAATCTTTTCCAACTGCTCGGCAGTGGTATGCTCTCTGATGTAATCGCAAGACTGCTTCGATGCCATTACAATCGGTTTCTGTTCCTTTACCTCTTCTGGCAGGTCTTCTCCTGCGTAGATGTACAGGCCAAGTCCAAACATGGCAAGGTTCTTTACCAAGCACCGCATGATTGTCTTATTGATGTCGAACATCGTTGCGGAGGCAACAGCGTGCTCTTTCCCGTATCTGTCTGCGTACTTGTAAGGCTCAGCCTTCATAGCCTTATTCGCTCCGTCCATAACAGGCAACCACATCTCACGTGTCTGCCCATCCACAGTCACCTTGGTGTAAACCATGTACCCAGTGTTCGGGTCATATGCATACGGAAGGCCATCGAACTTCACGATTTCATATTCTGCCTGCGGATACCGCTTCATGAACTCCGCCCACGCCCACGCCCAACTCAAATAGGTCAGACCGTTCTTCTTCTCGACATTGTCGTTCACGTTGACTGCGTATAATTCCTTGAAATCTACCATCACTTTGTCCTCCATTCTTGAACGGTCACATAACCGTCTTTTGTCAGCTTCTTAACTATCCACCGAATAAATGCGGATTTGGTCATGCCCTCGGCTCTCGCAAGAGCCTCGAGCATTTCCATCTCCTGTTCATCCATCGGAACGCCCAACGACTTGTCACGCTTGATTCTTGTCATTCTTCCCACCTCCTTACAGGAAATCGCCAAGCCTGATTCCAAGGTTTTCCATCGTGTCAGGCCAATTCATAAGTTCATCATCCGCCCGTTCGGGAACCTCGTCCTCATACATGCTGTAAGCATCGTCAGCCTCACGCTCGATGTCCGCTAAAACACGTTCCAGTTCATCTTTCGTCTCAGCCTCGAAATACAGTTTGTCAAGCAAGCTGTTCAGCTTGATAAGCAACTCCTTGTAGTTCTTTTCGTTCTTCATCTTAAAACTCCTCCTCTCTATTAATCCACATGCTACTTTCCGTCTCTATGATTTTTCCGTTTTCTACATCTGCGCCGTTCTCAATCCATGTCAGCATGTACTTTTCTCCCTCATCAAACCCGAAGCCGAACGACATCGTATCATTATGACTGTAGATGGAATAATCTTTCAACTCTCCATCCATAATGTTCTCAACCTCAGCCTTGACCTTTGCCAAAAGCTTTGCTATCTGTCTGAACTGCTCTTTCGTCATTTTATTGTTCTCCTTTCGGCTTGTTCTGCTTTGGCTTGCCATCGTCAGGAGCAAGGTTGCCGTCCTTGCCCGACCGCCTTTTGGCGGTTTCGGCTGTTATGCTTCCGCATATTCTTTGCAAGCTTTCAACGTTTTGAACTCCTGCGCTATTCTCTCGCCTGTCTTTATATTTTCCAAGAACCAAACATGCTTAAAAGCATCCATTCTTTCCATCCTCTTGGTTTCCTTGTTGTAGTACTTCTTGTTTGAGCCACCCTTTATAACTATATCTTCGTCCCATGCTTTCCAGTTTCCGTCTTCGCTGTAATAATGTGCGAACATATAAACCTGTGTTTCCTTCGTCCATTCCATCATCTTGTGTATACCCCTTTCTTCAACTTTGTACCTTTATTATACGCCCTATTAGAAATAAAGTCAATACTTTTTTTATAAATATTCATCTTTTTTTAGGAGTGGGCGGTCATGCCGCCCGAACTCCCTCGTAAATCTTGTTCGCCGTCTTGCGGATTGTCTCCATGCTTGCGGTCAATTCCTTTGCGTCCTTGCCCTTGCTCCACCCTGCAACATATCCGAAGCTGTAATCATCCGTCTGAAGTCCAAGCATCTTGCACACCGTGTAGGCAACCGATTCAGCCTGCACCTCTTTGGTGTTCCTGTCCGCATTTTCATACTCGCAACCCTTGCCGTGAAGCATTGCGTGTGCAACCTCATGCACCAGTGTCTTGACGGTCTGCAGTTCGCTCATGCCTTCCTGCACAACAACCTTGTCACCATCGAAGAACCCTTTTGCCTCGCCGTCAAATGTTTCATAATTGACTTCCACTGGGGATACCTTTTCAATCTTGCTGAGCAGGTTCTTGTACTCATCGACCGTTTCGTGCAGTTCATCGCATCCGTAGGTCGGCAGGTCTTCACCTTCTGTCTGGCTTACATCGAACACGCAAACGCTCGTATATGTCTGCCAAACGATTTCCTTTTCATCAATCGTTCCGTCCTCAAGAACAACCTGCTCTTTTCTCTTGTGTGGGCAAGGAGCAATTATTCGGATTGCCTTCTCGCCCTTCTTCACGTTCCGCTTGAAGTTCTTTTGCCAAGCCTTATACCCTGCAACCAACTTTGCCTCAGGATTCTGCATCAGAATCAGCACGATGTTGTTCACACTGTAATCATGAAACTTGCTCATCGTATCAAGGTACTGGATGTATTTGTCATCCGTATACACACTCATAACGCCCTGTTCCAGTTCCTTCATAATCTGCTTCATGTCTGCCATTGTATTGTCCTCCTTGTCTTTGTTTGCGGTGGATTGACCGCCACCGCTCGGCTTTTTCTCTTATCCAAGCACCCACTTGAGCGCATTGATTTTATTCTTGTGGCACTTTATCTGCTCTTTCCAAAACTTAATTGAATTGCGTTTCATCTGTACCATCTCTTTGTCTCCCTGCTCTTTCCACCAATTCATAACTTCCGTATCATCCTCGATGTATTCTTTGTATCTTGCGACTTCCTTTTTATGGTCTTCGATTTCAGCCTTGATTTCATTTTCGATTCTGATTTCTTCCTCGGACTTGCTGTTGTCAACCAACTTCTTGCCATACTCGTAAATCTCTGCCTTGCTCATGTCACTGTTCATGTACATGATTTCGAGGTTTTTATAAACATTGTAGTTGTGGTCGTTTTCCTTGCATCCTGTTCCCTGTACGAATTCGCTGTATAACATTTTTGATGTCCTCCTTGTTCTTTATGCCATTATTATACGCCCTATTTCATATATTGTCAATAACTTTTTATAAAAAAATATTAAAAAGTTTTACCATCGCAGGAGCCGTATATTGTTTCTTATTCTTATTCATTATTCTTATTAACTTATTATTATTAGGGTCAAATTCCTTTAGTTATAGATGTAAAATATTTTCACTGTAAGAAATCAAATAATTTGATATCTTGCAACCAAAATTTTGAGCATCAAAAAACCGCCCTTTCGGACGGCTTAGTACTTACCCAGTATATTCTGTACCTTTATCGATGTTTCATACAGCGTCTTGAATGCATCAACCGCATCATATCCATCAGCCTTGCATTTTTCCTCAACAACCATTGCAATCATCGGAAGGAATGCTTGCATCTCAGCGTCACCGACAATCTTGTACACATCAAATACCTTTCGTGTCATGTCAACAGCATCCATCATTTTTGCTCCTTTCTCAGTCATTAAACCACTGTCCCGCCTTAATCTCATGCAGTGCATTCATCAACTCTACCTCTCCGTCAGCCATCACAACATCCTTCCACTCAGCAGGATTCAAAACCTGCCAACTGCTTGTGAAAGAATTATTGGTTAAATCATATGCTACGATAGTTGTCCACAACCAATCCTGCCCATAATCGAAATAAACGTTCTCGACTTGGTAGATGTACCCGTTCTTGCTTGTTGCTGTCAGTAACGCCGCTACAGCCTGCATGTTCTTGTACTCCTGCTCCTCAAACATCAATACTCGTTCCATGCTCATTCTCCTTTCTTATGGTAAAGCGTAAATTGTTTCGCCGTTGGGAAGTTTCTCTTTTGCAGTTACAACCGCCTTTTTCTTGGCTTCTGCATAGCTTCCAAATTCAAACCAAACAACCGTTTCCGACCTGTTCCCGAACGCCCAATTGCCGTATCCTCTCGGCTTCTTACCTGTTGACCACTCGTACTTTTCTGTTCTTACTTCTCTCATCGTCGTTCTCCTTTCTTATGCCATCTTTTCAATGAGCGCTAAGAGCATCTCATGTTCTGCCCATGTAATCTTCTCATGCTGATATGCAATATCAATGCCGTACTCAATAATCTTGTCGCCATTCTCATCCCATTTGGTTCCGTAGAATACGTTCTGAATTGCGTCTTCTCTGTTTTCTGCTTCGATGATTCTTTTGATGAACTTCTTGAACATTGCTTGTTCTCCTTTCTGCCGTCGTAACCTCCGTGGCGGGATATTATTAGTATTCTTCTATTTCGTGATGGTCGAAGTCAATGAAATAATCTTTATTCGTGCCGTCTTCAAAAACTACTTCGTATATCTTTCTGCCACCTTTGCTTCCTACGTATACGGGACTGAATGCAATCTGCTTGCCAATAACTTCTTCAAGCCAGTTTCTCAAATATTTCTTCATTCTTTGTTCTCCTTTTCTTTTTTAGGAATCCTTGCTACTCTTCAGCTTCAGCCCGATTGATTCAACCTTTCTGGAACTTACTTCTTCGTCTTAGGAATTCCTTATCCTTGATGATTCTATTGTATCATACCTTATATATAATGTCAATAGTTTTTTGTAAAATATTTTAATTTATTTAAAAAAATAAGAGGACTGGTCAAGTCCCCTTATTCTCGCATCTTTCGTAACACGCCTGCGTACAACCTTGGTTGCGTTGCCTTCAGCACTTCCATCAATTCATCCATCACAGCCATCATGGCCTCGTAATCAATCTTGCTTGCAAGCTGAGCAAACTCCGTATCGCTTTCATAGGTCTTTGGCTCAACCGCATACGAGTATGACGGCTTTTGTGGCTCTTCCTCTTCGCCGAACAACGCTTGTTTTATAGTTAGGTATGCCGCCAGTTTGATGCATGTACTGGCATTCGGATTGCGCTGTCCTTGACATTCGGCAATCGCTTCTTCCAAGTCTTCCATCGTTATCAAGGACACGCACCTCCCTTACATGTTTTCCATCTTGGAAACGATTCTCTGCAGTTCGGAACGGGTCTGCTCATCGGGCATTTCGTCCATCATGTCACGCAACTGCTCAACAGTATCACCATGACGGCTGTAACCGTCCATAGAGTAACGGGAATATCTTCCACGGCTGTCACGCCTCTGAGCATATGAACCACCACGATTGCTTCGTCCGCCTCGTCCTTCATACGAACCTTCATAAGAACCTTCGTAAGAGCCACCAACAAGACCATATAAAGTCAGTTAGTAGCTCTATTTCGTTTCATAAAAGGAAAAAACCCATTGGCGAACCAACGGGTCTTTTCCCATCTTAAGAAAGGAGGTCAACAATGATTAGATAATGTCAAATGTATTTGAAAACTACCATCTGCAGTTTGTAGATGATACGTTTTACCTATGTAACGGACAGGTCGTATTTTTCTGCCAATGGTTCGTAGCACATTCCATTGACTAACCTGTCTATCATGATGTTTCTGTCACGCTCGGAATGCACATGTTCGTTTATCACCTGCGTGACTTGGCTGTTGGTGTATTCAATCATCTTCTGCGCCTCACAAGACGCTTCTTCGGTTTCCGAATCATGACACCCTTTGGAGGTCTACCACGTACCTTCTTCCGAATCCGAACTACCTGCCCCATTTCTCAAAAATCCTTGGTCGCCAAAATTAACATTGTTGATACCATCGCCGTCTTGGTCATAATCATATACCTCATACTGCGAGATATACAAAACCCAAGCAACGTTCGTTCCAACAAGGAATACAATCGTAAGAATCAAGGCAACAAACAACCGTTTGATTGTCCGTTCTTCTCTACTCATTGACGATTCATAAACCACATAAGAAACGGAAAAAACCTTTTCGTCATCCATCGAGTTCGGGCAATCCTTTCAGTGCCAAAAGCATAGCAAGAATGAAGCCCAACGCACCTGCGGACAGTGCCGCAGTCCAACTTACATCCTTTAGGACAAGCGCACCTGTTCCGATGTATGCCAACATCGATTCTGCGAACGTTCTAATACCACGAATCAATGCCGCCTCAGCCCATTCTTTCCACCACCGTTTTGTTCTCATCTCAGCCACTCCTTAGAGCAAAAGCCAGTGTACAAGGTATCACCGCTCTTGTACTGTACATACAGCCAAACCTGTCCACTGTATCTGGTATAATATCCGTAGCAACGAACACTCCGGCCTTTCGGGATAACTGTCAAAATCTTGTTCTGAGTTCCTGCTCCGTCTCTCAGATTAAGTCCTGCGGTCGTTGTGTATGTTCCGTTGTACGACTCGCTGAAAGACTGGGCATATTGCTTTGCCTTGACTTCTTTTGTCTTTTCAGTAGGTTTTTCCGCAGGCTTCTC